CCTGTCATTATCGATACTGAGGGTAATTTTAATTGGGAATATGCTAAACATGTAGGTGTAGAATACACTGAAATTACGGATGATAACGGTGAGATTATCAACTATGATGGGTTCTTTATTTTCATGAATACAGATTTATTAGAACAAAAGTACGGTAAATACAAACATGATGAAGGTAAGTACGGTGCTACATCAAGAGGTGAAGGGTGTATCGAAGATATCTCAATGTTTATCAACGAATTATTAGACCAACAAATGGAAGAAAAATTACCTTATGAGCTATGCTTCTTTTGGGATTCAATTGGTTCTATTGATTGTTACAAAGCAATCATGTCTAAGAGTAGAAATAATATGTGGAACGCAAATTCATTAGAGGTTTCATTTAAATCTATTCTAAACAATAGAATTCCAAATTCAAGAAAGGAAGGTAAGAAGTATACCAACACATTCGTAGGTGTACAAAAAATATGGTATGATGGTATGAATAACGTTGTTAGACATAAAGGTGGTGAGGCATTTTTCTATGGGGCAAGAATGATATTCCATTACGGTGGTATAATTGCTCACGGAACTTCTAAATTGACCGCAACACTTGAGGGACGTAATTATAATTTTGGTACTGAAACCAAATTAGGATGTGTTAAGAATCAAGTTAACGGTCTAACATTAGAGGGTAAGATTTGTTCAACACCTCACGGATATTGGTTACCCGATAAGATTGATGCTTACAAAAAACAAAACAAAAATTATTTATTAGAGAAATTAGGATTAGATGGCGGTGAAATTTCTATAAAGAAAGAAGAAGTCTCAGCGGTAGAAGATATGTTTAGTGAGGATTAATTTTTTAGTTAGTTGATTAATTTTAAACCCGTAACTTTACTGTTACGGGTTTTTTCATTACATTTATCATTATGTATCCACCGAGAAAGAAAAAAAACAAATTTAAATTAACTTGTATTATAGATGGTACGGCACTATTAAAAGTTGCGTATCACGGAGCAAGTAATCTTTATAATTCAAAAGGAATCCACATTGGTGGACTATTTCAGTTCTTCTCAATAATGAGAAAAGTGATAAAAGAAAATAACGTATCAAACATTGTAGTTTTTTGGGATGGTAAGTTAAGTGGTAAATTAAGACACAACATTTATCCTGAATATAAACAAAACCGTAAGAAAGATTATAGAAATGGTTTAAAAGATATTGATGCGGAGTTAGAATATCAAAAAATTAGAATTAGACAATATCTTGAAGAATTATCAATAAAACAATTTGAAGATGAGGTAGTAGAAGCGGATGATTGTATTGCCTACTATATTTTAAATCGTTCAGATGATGAAAGAATTTTAATTTGTACTGGTGATAGGGATTTATGTCAATTAATCGATCAGGACGTATCTGTTTATCTTTTTGATAAAAAAAGAATTGTATCAATGGAGAATTATAGATCAGTATTTGAATATGACATAAGAAACTTACGTTTAATTAAAATTATTGCAGGGGATACAAGTGATAATATAAAAGGTATTGAAGGTATCGGTGAAGATACATTATTAAAATTATTTCCTGAGTTAAAAGAAAAAGAATGTACAATAGAAGAAATTATTGACAAAGCTAAAATAATTCAAGACAGTAAGAAGACAAAATCCAAAAGAATTCAAAATATAATTGAAGGTAATACTGTTGGTATACAAGGTAATATGGTTTATGAAATAAATAATAAATTAATTAATTTGACCACACCTTTACTAAGTGAAAAATGTTTAGTAGATTTGTATACATTCATTGAAACACCATTAGATCCTGAAGGTAGAGAAATAAAAAATCTTCTAAATATGATGATGGATGATGAATTTCTAAAAGAAATACCAGGTAACGCAGAAGCGTTTATTGAATATTTAAGACCATTTTTAAGATTAAAAGAAAACTAACAATTAAAATTAAAAAAAAATGAAAAAAATTGAAAAAACTCCGTATGAATTTTATCTGTACATTAATGAAAACATTGTATGTCAAAGATACTTTCAATTAAGAGGGTACAATGAAACCGTGTTACATTCTTTGGAATTGAAAGAATTAATCGATACGGTTGCAAGAATTGTTCAAAAGGATTTAGAATCTAAAACAAGAGATTATTTGTATGGGCATTACAATCCATACCAACCACAAAATCCTGAAGAAATTCAAAGAATCAACATTTATGAAAATGAAGATGTTTTCGATGTTGAGATTAGAGTTAGTGACAAAATTATTGCAAAAAAACGTTTTACGGGTAACGTTTACCCACCAAAAGTTAGGTACTCTGTGAATATCAAGGAGTTAATACCTGAAATTATTTCCACTATACAAGAAACTTTGTCACAAAAAAAATATACGACAAGTTACGCAGGTATTGAACTTTAATAGTATTTATAGTTAACTTTAATTTTATATTTTCCTATGTCAAAACAGAAGTCCAATTTAGGATATTTGGGTCAAAACTTTCAAGTGCAATTAATAAACCAATTAATTGTGGATGAAAAGTTCGCATTAACAATTATTGAAATTTTAGATCCAACGTATTTTGACAGTGAATACCTTAGATTGATATGTGCTGAGATTAAAAACTATTATGAAAAATACCATACTATACCTATGGTATCAACAATAGAACAAATAGTAAATCAAAGTATAACTAAGGATATCACTAAAGAATATGTTTTAGAAACCTTACAAGAAATAAAAAACGTCAAACAAAAAGATTGTCTATACGTACAAGATACAGCTATCAAATTTTGCAAACAACAAGAACTAAAAAAAGCAAATAAGAGAGTAGAGAAAATTTTAGAAAGCGGAGATTTTGAACGATACGATGAATGTGTTGAGATTATCAAGAAGGCAGTATCAGTTGGTCTTCATAGAGAAACTGGTATTAAAATTTTAGATGGGATTGATGATGTCTTATCCGATGATTTTAGAAGACCAATACCAACAGGTATTACAGGACTTGATAACTTAATGGATGGTGGACTTTCTAAGGGTGAACTTGGAGTTATTATAGCACCTTTCGGTGTTGGTAAAAGTACTATGATTACTAAGATTGCAAATAGTGCATATAATTTAGGATACAACGTAGTACAAATATTTTTTGAAGACAATCCAAAAGTAATTCAAAGAAAACATTATACTTGTTGGACGAAAGTTCCATTAAATGATCTATCATCAAGAAAAGAAGAAGTCCAAGAAAAAGTTACTGAAATAGTTGAAGGTAAAACAAATCAATTGTTACTTAAAAAATTCCCTAGTTCGGGAACTAATATTCCGCAAATAGAACAATACCTTAAGCAATTAATTGCCGATGGTACAAGACCTGATATAGTTTTAGTGGATTATATTGATTGTGTAGTACCTACAAGACATTTTGATGATGAGTTTTCAGGTGAGGGAGATGTTATGAGACAATTTGAAACCATGATTGCAGAATTAGACATTGTTGGTTGGACTGCAGTACAAGGTAATAGGTCATCCATTAATGCGGAGATTGTTGATTCGAGCATGATTGGTGGGTCGATTAAGAAAGGTCAAATTGGTCACTTCATTGTTTCAATTGCAAAGAACCTACAACAAAAAGAAGATGGTTTAGCAACAATGGCGGTTTTAAAATCTCGTTTTGGAAAAGATGGTGTAGTGTTTCAAGATATAGTGTTTGATAATTCTATGTTAGTAATAGATACAACTCAAACATCGACTGTTAATTTACTTGACATGGGTAAATTTAGTGAGAAGAAAAATCAAGAAAGGGTTATGAAGGCGTTAGATAATGCAGAAAAAAATAAAACAAATTATTTAAAAAATAAAATACAATAAGATATTATGGATATTTCACAGAAAATACTTAGTGACATTACAGTTCATATGAAATACGCAAAATTCATACCCGAACTAATGCGAAGAGAGACATGGGACGAGTTAGTAACAAGAAACATGAACATGCACATTAAAAAATACCCACACCTTGAATCAGAGATTAGAGACGTGTATACAATGGTGTATGATAAAAAAGTTTTACCATCAATGAGATCATTACAATTTGGTGGTA